ATCAATGTACTGCACCATGTAATTATTTTCAAGCAATTAGTGATACATTAGCAACATTATCAAATGTAGGTGAAAGTAACACACCACACACAACGGCTTTATGGGATACATTATTTGAATTTTTCCCCCCACCAATTTCAACAACGCTAAATATATACAATAAAGTTTCATCAATAATAAAAACAGAAGTAATGAAAACTCAAGCATCTGCAGAATCTATTTTTAGAAGTGGGTTATCTCCAAATTTTTCAGAAGAACGTATTAAATTTGAACAACAACAACTTCAATTAGGTCAAACATTAGAGGATACATCCGAATCAGCACCAATGACTAATGCGATTAGTCATTATAATATGATAAGTCAATCTGGACCAAGTGTGTTAGATAAAACAGCAAAACCATTGAAAGATTGTTACAGAATTGCTGATTACTATAAACGGTTTAATTATCAAGACCCTCAGATGAATTTTGGTAAAGCTCGTAGAATATTATACAATACCAACATTAATGGGTATACTGTCGTAACAGATATTAATGGTAATAATGTACGCTCATATATTATACCACAAGAACTAACTGATCTTTCAAATAGTTCAATTGACCCACAAGGGAGATATTTTGATGATTTAAGCAATGTCAATTCAAATCGTGTACCTTTAAATCCCCCAGACCCGTATTCATCACCAATAACTAATCCGAATCCTCCGAATTAGTCAATTGTTTAATTTCATCTTGTATAATTTCACCATCTATTGTTTTAATAGGTTCTGAAACATTCATTAAAAATTGTTTCATTAATTCTTCTCTTGACATTAATAATTTTGCACCAATAGCTGTATCCAATTCCTTTTTTCTACTATCTACATCCATTTGTTTAATTTTAATAAGTGTGTGGTGTTTCTTATCTGTAAGAAACATTTTATTTAATGTTTCAATTGATGAATTACTTGCTTTAATTAATTCTGCTAAAGCGACAACATCTTCAGCTGTAGGAGCTGAAAGAATGTGATCATTGATAGTATTCACAGCGTCGGAACTTGTTTGCACAAGATCACCAGCATACTTTAAAATAAATTCTTCTAAATTTTCTTTAGTTAGATTTAATGATTCTACTTTACGAATAACTTTTGGAGCGGATTTTAGTTGGTCTAAAATATCACCTACTTGATCTTCAATATTTTCATCCATGTTAATATTTATGGTAAAAAATTAAAAAATAAACTGAATTGATTTTTTGATATCATATTATATTATAATTAATATGCAAGAAAATATAGAAATTAAATTTGTAAAAATGGATATCAACGCAACTTTACCAACTAAAGCACATGATGATGATAATTGTTGGGATATGTATGCTGTTGAACGTACGGTTGTGCCTGCACATGGTAATGCAACTGTCAACGTCGGGCTAAAATTAGGTTACATCACACCAGGGTTTGGTATAGTGTTTAAACCGCGGTCAGGTTTAGGTTTTAAAAATAATTTACAACCGCATTTGGGAGAGATAGATTGCGGCTATCGTGGAAGTTTGAATGTATTAATTTATAACTTTGGTAAGAATGACCATACATTTGAAATTGGTGATCGAGTTGCACAGATGAAGGTTGAAAAGGTGTGGCCATCAACTGTTGAGTTTATTGATGATGTGGTTGAATCAAAACGGGGTGATAAAGGTTTAGGGTCATCTGGTAAGTAATATTATGTGTTATTCATTAATTAAAACGCTCCCGTGGTGGAAACGACTTTATTATAAGTTATTTTTCCGGCGACATTTCAACAAAATTGTAATGCCTGCAATTAAAGGCTACAAATTTCCGGAATTAAAACTATCAGATATTGTTGGAGTTCAACCAATGACATCAAAAATTGATACAAAATTTACAATGCCGTTAGTTTACTTAACAAAAGAGCAAAGTGAATTAATAGAAAGACTTAGAAACATAGCAACAAAACATAGAGATGGACAAGCATTAACTGATGAAGAACAAGAGTTAATGCGACTTACCACATTTAAAACAGATCCTTCACAACAACGTTTTTATGATCGAAGCAATACATAGTATTTGGACAGAAAAATATCGTCCGAAGACATTAAACGATATCGTTTTGTCTTCTGAAACTAGGGACATATTAAACAAATTCAAGGAAGATAAAAGTATTCCGAATTTGTTATTGGTTGGACCACCTGGAGTTGGTAAAACTAGTATTGCAAAAATTATTGTAAATCATATTTTGGAATGTGATTATCTATACATTAATGCAAGTGATGAAAACGGTATTGACACAATTCGTAACAAAGTAATCAGTTTTGCACAAACGAAATCTCTTAATGGCGGCATTAAAGTCGTAATATGTGATGAAATGGATGGATTATCAGGGGATGCAATGCGAGCAATGCGCAATACTATGGAGGAATACAGTATCAGCACTCGATTCATTCTAACTGCTAACTATAAACATAAAATCATACCTGCATTACAAAGTAGATGCCAGACTTTATCGTTTAATTATGAGTTAAAAGATGCAGTTGTACGTTGTTTCAACATATTACAGGCTGAAAACGTTACTTTAACTAAAGAACAAAAAGATCCATTCTTAAAACTAGTTAAAACCTACTTTCCTGACTTAAGAAAGATTGTTAATGAACTGCAAAAGTCAAGTTTCAATGGTTGTTTAGCAATTAAAGATGTTTCTAACGTAGATAAGTTTGCAAATCAACTATTTACACAGTTACAAACTAAAGATATCGTTAGTTGTAGACGATATGCAATTGAAAATGAAGGTGAATTCTATGGTGACTATCACAATTTAATGAAAGCTATCTTAGAATGTATATACAACTCTAAGATTGTTAATAAGTCAGAAGCAATTGTTACGGTAGCTGAGCATATGTACCGTTGTAGCTTCTGTGTCGATCAAGAAATCAACTTTTTTGCTTGCTTAATTAACGTACAAAAGTTAATCAAGACAAATACTTAGCTGTATAACTTGCGACTGCAGGTGATTTAGCCTGTTTTGCAACAGACGTTGGTATTTTAACGTTTTTAGTTGGTAACATTGTATCAGATTCTTTTTCACTATCATCTTGCTGAGTATTTCTGGTACGTCTCTCAATTTCCTCATTGTCCAATTTAAATTCTACTGGTTTGATTTGTGTTTTATTGGGTCTAATCAACCCATCTGGTATTGCAGGTGCAACATTCGGATAATAATCAATACGTTGCACTAAACAACATGGTATAGTAAATTGCCCAACGTATCGTCCTCCACCATGATCAGCTGCAATATCTAAAACAACACTATTTCCATTTTGTGTATCAATATTACCAGGGTATCTACCTGGATTTGTATCTTTAATATTCAAAACACGGATATGCAGGCCACTTGTAGTTAAATCTTCTAATTGATCTTGTAATTCCTGTGGTAATTGTTTAAAACTATCATGTGATTTGTAATCATCGATAAAGTTAATATAATCACCAACTAAAAAGCCACCACGGGTAAATCTTTGAATAGCTGATTCCCAGAGATTAATAAATTTGTTGTTCATCAATAGTATTTAATGTTTATATTAAATATTTTCATGGCAAAAATTAATTTAAATACATTACCCAAGAAACAAACTGCTGCACCCTATCAATACAAGGATATCCACTTGGATTTAATACCTGAATTTACAGTAACTGGTGAATTATATAAAACCCCTGAACAGAAAGATTTCAAAGCTGATTATGATGTAACTGCTATTAAAAATTCAATCAGAAATTTATTAACTACTTCACCCGGTGAAAAAATATTAAATCCTGCATATGGATGTGATTTACGAGGGTTATTATTTGAACAAGTTACTAAAAATATCGGCGAGCAGATAGGAAATATAATTTACAAACAAATCACAACATTCGAACCACGTATTCGAATAGATAGACTAGACATTACAGTTAGTCCAGAAGAACAACAATATGATATTGAATTAAGTTTTTCAGTTCCCACACTAAATTTAGTGGGTATAAGCATCCCTGGTATCTTAAATAGTAATGGATACGTTTTTAATAATAAATAATCATGGCAACTACTAATTACACAGAATTTAATTTACCTAGGGAAGCATATGCAACATTTGATGCTGTAAGTTTACGACAATTGTTCATTGATCGTTTGAACGATAGCGGGGCTTTTCCAGATATTAACTATGAAGGTAGTAATATATCATCATTAACAGATATTTTTGCACTAAGTTACCATTTATTGTTGTTTTATTTGAATAATACTGCATCAGAAGTTATTTTCAATCAAACTGAATTATATGAGAACATGAGTAAAGTTGTTTCATTAATTGGTTACAAACCGCAAGGTAGACAAACTGCATTGTTGAATTTTAATTTGAATGCTGACCTAAATTTACCAGCTAATTTTTATACATTAAAACGTTTTTCACAAATTACATTTAATGGTAATACATATTCAACAAATAAAGACATATCATTTGAAAAATTGACAGATATAGCTGAAGTT